TTATGATGTTGTCGAAGGCTAGGGCAGAGTTGTAGTCAATGATCAGGGCTAATGTTTGGGCAGCAGAGGTTGTGCCTCGATTGCCACCAATAACTACCTTGTCGCTATTCTCATCGATCAATAAGGTAACAACCGCAAATGTGTTGTTGATAATCATCGCCACCGCATCAGCACAAGTCATGCTTGCGTGGGTAGTAATCCCGATTGCACCTGACTCGATTTGATTGCCCTCGATAAGTAATGCTCGGCTTGATCCTGTTCCGATGTCGATAGTCGTAGTAGAATACTTACCGAAGAATTTGCACCCCTTGATAGTGAATTGTTCCACTGCAGTAGCCACAATAGCTTTTGTAGCAGGGGTAGTTGAGCGTCCGTCGAAATGACAGCCATAAAAAGCAAGCCCGGAGGTAGTTGTTGGGACAGTGAAGATAACCCCGCCTGCCGCCGGTGACATAAAGCCCATGTTGAAGAATCGGCATCCCATATAGGCACCTGCACCGATTACGTGGTTGCCGATCATCATAGGTGTGGGTCTGTGGTCGTAGGAGCCCACGCCGATAACGTCGCATTTATTAGGTAGCGTGATAAGGGTTTCTGCTGCTGCTTCGTTATTGTCACCTTTGTAGTAGATCTGATTTCTAGCTGCCCAGCCTTTTGAGCTTAAGGCTATATTGGCGTTGCTGGCTACTATTGCGGCTGCAAGTGTTTTGAAGGGACGCTCCCAACTTGAACCATTGTTTGTGTCAACGCCGAAGTTTACATCTACATAGTAGCGATTGCCCGCGACTACATTGCCGAAGATTTGGCTTTCGTAGCCGGATGGACCTTGGAATATACCTTCAATGCCCGATACTTTACTAAAATGCGTGAATCCCATGATTTTGCCTCCTTTAATTTAACAGGATTGTCCCACGGCTTTTGCCGCATTAAATTAGAAAAGCACTCTTTAGTAGAGTGCTAGTTGTTGGGTGTTTGATTTTGAGTCGAAGCCGATCCATGAGTGGATTTTTGTTAGGCGTTCGGGGGAGAACGATGGCTGTTTTGGATACCACTCTTCTAATGAATGGTTATGCTTACTAGAATTACAAGATTTGCAAGCAGGGAGCATATTTTTCTTAGTATAACCACCACCGGAAGATACCGGAATCACATGGTCCTGTTGAACATTGGTTAGTTTATCGCCACAATATACACAACAGTTTCCGAAAGATTCGAGGGTATCAAGCCACTGCTCAGGAGTTAGAGTCGCGACTGCATTTTTCTTCTTCGCGTCCCTACGCTTGCCAATGGCGATTATGCGCTCTTTGCCCTCTCCGCGATAATAAAGGTTATACCGATTACGATATTTTTCAGGATTCGCTTTTCGCTGTTCAGCCTTACGCTTCATTACTTCGGGTCGTTTGCTGTATTCCCTAGCAATAACTCGAATGTTCTCGCGGTTAGCCTCCCTGCGCTTTGTTGCCTTTTCATTTATGACATCCTTGTTTTCTACGTAGTATGCCGACTTCTTTTCTTTGCCGCCGTTTTGGTATCTTTCGCGACTACGAGCGTTCGATTCATCCTTGTTTTTGTCATGACTCTTCTTTTGCCGTTCCCTTATCGCATCCCGATTAGTGGCGTAATTACCAATCCCTTGCAATGAGGTACATTTCTTGCAAGTGCTTTTTAATTTAGCGACTCCATTATCAACACGTTTATGGAAGAATTCTTCCGTTGCTAGTAATTCGTCACCGCACTTTATGCAGAATTTATACCCCTCTTTTGCAATTAGTTTTACGGGTTTTTCCGGTTTTGGTTTCGCTCGCTTGCGGTTCTCGACTATGGTTCTGCAGGAACGACTACAATATAATGCCTTTCCGCTTGCAATGCGATGGGGTGGAACCTCAAATTCGATACCGCAATTTGAGCAAACAACCTTGAACCAATTCGGCCTACTGGCTTTAGTTAGCTCATCCGAGTCTTTAAGTTTTACATGACCAGCATCCGAGCATTCTTTCGAACAATACTTTCCTGAACCAATAGATTGCCGATACAATGTAGTTTTGAATTCCTTACCGCATTGCTGACACGCTGTAGAGAAGAATGCAACTGACTCGCGTTTTACATATTCCTCAAAATAACAAGTTCCACAAAGAGCAATTAGGTTATCAAGACTATGGTCTACATCTTCTCCATCGCGCGGCTGTTCCTTGTGGTACACCCCGACTTTGTTAGTAGAACCACATTTGGTACATTTATGCCCATCTCTGAGGAGAACAATCTCCCGGTTTCCGCCAAACATCTTTTTGTCGTGATGACGCATAGCGCCTCGATTGGATCGGGCTTTCAATCTCTCGCTGTTTGCATCGCGCCAACATTCCTCGGAGCAGAATACTTGTTTGCCGTTAACTGGTTCGAACTTCTCCTTGCAGTTAGGGCAGAAATGTTCTCTTGTGTTAAAGTGGCCATTTCTAATCCTCTTGGCTTGCTTTGTACATTCCGGAGAACAGTTCACAGTTGGACCAAGTGCATTGAATTCCTTACTACATACTGGACAATTTTTAATCATGCAAATACCTCCGCGACACGTTTTACTACCTTAATTATACCATGTCGCGGATTAATTTGTCAATCGTTACGTCTTGTAAATTTACGCCGGAATTGAGAATTGAAAAGGATGCCATGAGAAAGCGCCCATAGACAGCCACATTAGCGAACCAATGGTCCATGTTTGGTCACTGTCTGTTTTCCATGAAATTAGCTCGTATTCGTCTCCTGACTCTAATCTGTTCACGATCTTAAGACTTTCCTTCGCTGCTTGCTTATCAACAACGCACCAAGGTTGTCCGGTCTTCCCAACCTGTCTACGGAATTGGTCCCACACCAAAACTTCGATGTTCCCGTCATACACGTTTGCATTGTTGTCTGCGGTATCCGACTTACCAGTAGAACCAACAATCTCTAATGCCCGTTTGCGGAGTGCTGTAGGCACAACAAGCAAATTTGGAGACATCCCAGCCCGGCGCCCATTCTCGTCTTTTGAGTCAAACATCTTTTGGCACACAACTTCGAGATTCTCTTCATTTAGTTCTAAGGCTTCAAGGTTATCTTGAGTCGATTCATAGTTAGACGAAGTTTGCGAACTGGAAGCTATTGGAAGTCCATTCGCGGTTTTGTTCCACGCGAGCGGAACCCCGTTGACGCTATAGCCCCCTGCTTGGTCGGCATAGGTAAAGATACCGCCAGCGCATTCCTTACGAGTACGAGCTGCGCCAAGAGCAAACATACCATGCTCAGTTTTGAGGTTAATCAACTTAGCATTAGATAGCAAGAAACGGTCATACTTCATCCCTGCTTGGAAAATTATGGGAGTCCATACTTTAGTACCCCCCTCTTTTACGGATGAGTAGGTGAATTCTCCATTCCATTGAGTAAAGTCAACGGCTCCTACCATTTCGCTGATTGCTTCAGTGGCGTTATCTGATTGAACGGTATCGAACAACATCGGAATACCTGCATCCTTAGAAGCCGCAGCGTATTTATCCTGCCAATATTCTAAGATGGGATTTTCATACAAACCTACCATCTTTTGGAAATTACTTGAATCTTGAATCATTACACCCATTCTAATACACCTCTATCTTTCTTAAATTTAAGCCTGGCAAATGTTTTTGCTGGCAATTACTTGAACTTTCAAATTAACAGCATCCTTTTTCAAGATCCGCAAACATCCACCGGTCACAGTAGCAGAGGCCACATTAATCCCATTGGCATCCAACACAGCCAACTTCAACCCCGGCAAGAACGCCGCATCAGCAGTCCCGGTATAATCAGCCTCAATGATGTCACCCGGCTTAACCAACTCCATCACTGCCAATACATCAGTCCCGGCAACAGCCGCCTTAACGCAAACAGCCTCAACCGCAGCAGTAGCCGCCGATTTTGTCCATCTTCCTGAGGAAAGGTAATAGCCTGTCCCAACGACAGCCGCCTCCGAATCAGTCATGTAAAGATCCTCTACAAACTTGCCGTGGTAGTTCCCAAGGATGCTACCGATAATCTTTAACGCCATGGTTCACACTCTCCTTATTTCTTTAAATACTTTGCTTCTTTCTTACGGGCCTCCGCTTCCGTGTACCCCATAGCCCTCCAAACGCGCATCTTCTCTGCGCTCACTTCAACCTCTTTACCCTGTTGCTGATTCCCTGACTTCTCAGTCCCAAGATGATTCTTGGACCCGATATTGCGAATAGCCCCTTGCGCCCCTTCTTCCTTAGCCCTTTGGCGAATCTCGGCGCGGTTAACAGCCTCATAAGCTTCTAAAAGGGTCATCCCTCTGTACGCCTTCTCCTTAATAGCCTCGAAGTTCGGTAACGCTTGCATATCGGCCAAGGTCTTTACCTTGAGATCCGGGTACTCGGTAGCTAACTCTTTAATCTCAGAATTAACAAGTGATTGTCCCTGTTGTACCTTAGCGGCCTTGATAGCCGGATGATTCTCGATAAGCTGGTTCATTGCGTCCGGGTCGATCCCCTTAGCTTTGTACTCAGCGTCTTGCTTCTCTTTTTGCAAGGCAGCTTCAAACTCTGCCACCGTATTAAGTCCATGCGACCTACCATATTGAGCAGCTACGTCAGCATCAGAGTAGACGTTGTAGTCTTTTCCGTACTTTCTGGCAACTTCAATATCGCGTCTGCGCTGATTCTCGACTTCACTAGCTCGTCGTTCGGCCGCTTCCTTACTGCGCCTTAACTCGGCAAAGGCAGCATTTTGTTCAGGAGTTTGTACCGCTTTCTGACTGGCGGGGTCAGTACCCGGTTCCGGGTCAGCTACGCCACCGTTTGGTTCTCCTGTTGGTTCCGTGTTTACTGGTTCATTGCTTGAGGGTGCGGGTTCCCCTCCACCTCCACCGCTGTCTACTTCATCCATAAATGGACGTAAGTTCAAATTAAATAGTGTCATGTGTCTACCTCCTGCGTATTGTCAGCCGCCGCCGTTATCACTCGTTAGGTGAGCGTTACCGCCACTACTAGGCATAGGAAAAGGCGGCTCGTATTGCCGCCTTTGTTGGGTTATTCTCATTTCCCGTTATTGTTTGATTTCTTTGATCTCAGGTCCCCCTGATTTTTCAGGATTTTTGTAGCAGGCTTGCTAGTCTCGCCCGAAGAACCAAACTGGAAGGACGCCTTACACGGCATCGGGGTCTTTAAATTCTGTCCCATGTGTTGATCCACCTCCTTTCCAATAAAAATAGGCATAATAAAAGAGCCTTCTCAGCTCATCAGTTGGCTATTATTCGTTTTCTTCCTTGTTTCCATAAGCTTTATAGTCAATGTACTTGACCATCACCCATGGAACAAACACAGCATGTTCGCCGGAGCATGGCGTTA